GATACACCACTTGAAGTTGGATTAAAAAAGACATTGGAAAGTCTAGTATGAAGATTGATATACAAGACGTATTATTTTGGATGGACGCTATTCGCAACAGCGATGACAAATATCGCACACTTGAAAGTTTCTGGAAGGGCCAAGTAAACAGCAAAGTATGGTTAGCTGAGAACCTGGTAGGATTTGTACCTGTTAGACCGTTAAATATTGTCATATACGGTGGATGGAACGGAGTACTGGCAAGTATACTCTTTAACTCTAACATAGCTGTAAACCGCATTACAAGCGTAGATATAGACCCTGTGTGCGAAGATATAGCACACACAGTAAACAAGCGTTATGAAATAGAAGGTAAGTTTAGTGCTGTAACAGCAGATATGTGCGAATACACTAGTGATGCTGATTTAGTTATTAATACAAGTTGCGAACATATTGCACAAGAACAGTACGAACAATGGTTAAACAACCAACCAGACGATGCAGTATTTGTATTACAAAGCAATAACTATTTTACACACGATGAACATGTTCGTTGTGCTATAGATTTAACAGACTTTACACGTATGAGTAAGGTAAAGCCATTTTATAGAGGAACACTTGATACTCCTAAGTATGAACGCTACATGATTATAGGTAAAAAGAAATGAACTATTGGTACGATAAAGAAGGATCACGTTTAGGAGACTTTCAACGAGAAGTTGAATCCAAAGCAAGTTGTACCTTCTGTGTACTTCCGTGGATACATTTAGCAACACGACCTAACGGAGATATGCGACTTTGTTGTACAGCCAATGCTAGTGGAGCAGGAGTTGATCACGAAGTTGGACTTGTTAAAATGGAAGACGGCAAGCCTGCAAACTTTGCACGTAACACACCCTTAGAAGCATTTAATAATGACTACATGAAAAGTGTACGTAAGACAATGTTAAAGGGAGAAATACCAGCAAGTTGCACAGGATGTTTTAATGAAGAAGCACAAGGAATTGTTAGTAAGCGTATTTGGGAAACCGCTACATGGATGAAAGACGAAGGTGTTGATATAGAGGAACTTATCGCTCAAACTAATGAAGATGGTACAGTTCCAGAGAAACTACAGTATTTAGATCTACGCTTAGGACATACATGTAATATTAAATGTGTAATGTGTAGTCCACACGATTCAAGTAAGTGGGTAGCAGATCATAAAAAACTTATTCCTGTATTACAAGACCCAGAAGTAAAAAGACAAATGCAATGGGATCGAAAAGAATTTAATAACAAGTGGCACGAGAAAGAATCGTTTTGGAAAGAGTTGTATGCACAAATACCTAATCTAAAACAAGTTTACTTTGCTGGCGGCGAACCTTTAATGATTAAAGAACATAAAATGTTTATTGAAGAAATTATTAGGCAAGGTTATCAAGACAAAATATTGTTACGTTACAATTCAAACGGACTTCTTGTAGACAAATCACTAATTGATTTGTGGAGTAAGTTCCGTAAAGTTAAATTTGCAGTTAGTGTTGATGCAAGTTTTGAACGTGACGATTATATACGCTTCCCTGGAAAGTTTTCAGAAGTAGAACGCACTTTGCATATGCTAGACAACACACCTGATAACATACACATTAGTATGGCAACAGCGGTACAGATATTCAACATCAAACATATTCCAGACTTTTTAAAGTGGAAAGTAAACAGTAACTTTAAGAAGATGAATGTTGGTTTAATAAATGGTGTAACAATGGGAGGCGGCTTGGTTAATGCACACTTAGTTCACATACCTACTTTCCTTAACATTACAATATTGCCAGAACAAGATAAACAAGAAGTGCGTGAACGTTTCGCAGAACTTAAAACATGGCTATGGGACAACTATACACAAGACGATGAATTTTGGATACACAACCCTAAAGGCTGGCGTCAATGGGAAGGCTTATTAGCACACATGGACTCAGCAGATAACAGTCATCTACTTCTAGGATTTAAAGAATACGTAAACAAACTAGACGCAATTCGTAAACTAGATGCAGCAAAAATATTTCCGGAGCTATCGCATCTGTTATGATTAAACAAGTAATAAACTCACAAGATTCTAAAACACTTCGTATTGAATATATGATTGGCAATACTTGTAATCACAAGTGTTGGTATTGTTTTAAAGGTTCAAATGAAGGTGAGTTTAGATGGACTGATGATTTTGATGCTACTACTAAAAACTTTTTTCATCTATTAGATCATTATAAAAAATATGGTAAAGAAAGATTTGAAATACATATTGTAGGTGGCGAACCTACACTATGGCCTGAATTAGGTAAGTTTACAAAACTTCTTAAGGAAAAATATAACTCTTGGGTTAGTATTAGTACTAACGGTTCTCGTACTTTAAGATGGTGGGAACAGTACGGACAATATTTTGATGATGTAATGATTAGTGTACATCACGAATATGCTGATATAGAACATTTAAAAAAAGTAGCTGACATAGTTTACAAGCAAGGACCTGTTGTAAATGCAATGGTACTAATGGATCCTTTTGCTTGGGGTAAATGTATAGACATAGTAAAGCAATTGCGTACCAGTAAATATAGATGGTTTATAAATGCAATGGAAGTTATGCACACTACTATTGATTATACGCCAGAACAATTAAAATATATAAGCAAACCAGTAAAGAGATTTCCTAATCCTATATGGATATTAAAAAAATTAAAAAACTTAAAACGTGATCCTAAAGTTGTATTAGATAATGGCAAAACAAAAACTGTAAATAGAAATTGGATTGGATTAAACAAGCAAACCAATTTTAAAGGTTGGCTGTGTAATATTGGTGTAGACAATCTTTACATTGACAAAGACGGTAGAGTTACTGGAGCATGTAGAACAGTACTATTTGAAAATTACAACATTAATGATGTAGATTTTATACAAAAATTTAATCCAGTAATTAAACCTAAGATTTGCGATATAACTTTTTGCGGATGTCAGCCTGAACAGTTATTAGATAAGATTAAGATAGTATCTTTGTAAGAGGAATATCAGCAGCACACGTACACCATTTGCGTGTGCATGTAATAGGAGCAACAGGTGATTCAAATGTGCCGTTGTAAATATTACCTAAACTACCACCTACTCTACAAGTAGCACGATGTACTTCACCATCCCAATTAATCATTAAACTTTCTAGACCAGCATTACACTGCCAACCTTCGAACTGATTTAACTTGTGTTTGATAATATCGTTAGCATGTATCTTATTTTCTTCGTCTACTACACAGTTTGCTTTTACAGTTGCCGTTTTGCTTAGTACCCATTTAAGATCTTTTTCTTTATAACGCATATCGTCAAACCAGTCACGGTCATCAGCTTCGGTCCATCTTATACGTCTGCACACATATGGAATATTATGACTATCTAATAGTGTTGCAGTTTCACGTACCTTGTCCATATACTCATGATGTGCCATTAAGTTAACTTGAAATAACGTAGGCATGCCCTCCATGTCAAGTAACTGTGTATACTTAACAATATTTTCAGCAACTCGTCGATTGTATTCATTATCAAAATGCAAACTAAACACCCATTGATTGACTGGTTGTTTGATATACCATTCCGCGGGCCGCAACCCATTAGTAGTAACACTTATCCACTCTAACCTTGCTTTAGCACATTCGAGTATCTTGTTGATCTTAGGATGTACAGTTGGCTCACCACCAGTTAAACTAAGACGAATAGGCTTGCCTATCTTTTCTAATTCGTAGATAGTATTAACCATAACATCTAAGTCAGTGTGTGGCGAAAAGTTGTCGTGTATTTCTGCAGGACAATATGCACAATCTAAATTACAGCGTTTACCAATATTCCATTCAACATGAATACTAGTATGATGTCCCCAACGACTTTCTACTTTAAACATACGGTCTAAACTTTGGATTAGCTGCAAGAAAGTCTTGCCCACGAGTTTTATCTAAACGTCGATTAAACTCTATGCAATCGCCCCAGTGTGTCTTATGCATATCTTTTGCTTCGATAAAATTAATATTATCTTGTATTTGTTGTAGTGTAACTTTCTTAATAATATCGTTTTCTTTTACTAGTTTATAATCTAATACTTTAGTTTTCATTTGTTCTAAACGATTAACTACTTCAGTTTTTAGCAGTTGTGGAAGAACTTGCGCACTAAGTGCCATTGGATAGTTTACTCTATGCGAATAAAATATAATACCCATTTCTTCTAAGAAGTATTCAATAACTTTGTCAATTTGCATAATATTGTTTGCTTGTACAGTAAACGCACCTACTACTCTACTTACATTAGGAAAGCTCTTAAACACTTTGATGTTTTCTTCTATTTCACTAAACTTGCCATTGCCTCTGATATATTCATATACATCGTGTATACCGTCTATACTTACATTTACAGCAACACTTTTAAACTTAGGCCAATAGTCATGTATAGTGCGCCCGCCTTTGATACCTAGTGTAGTGCCGTTTGTAGCATACTTAATTTCAATATTATCACCATACGGTGCAAGTTTGTCTAGTATTTTGTAGTGATATGGATCCATTAAAGGTTCGCCACCTGCAAACTCTACACGCCTAAAGAATGGTAGTAACTTTTCAAAACTTGTCCACCAGTTATCACTGTTGTCAAATGGGCCAATATACTGTCCTGGCTTGTTTACTAGTTTGTCTACAATTGGTATTAATATATTATCTTCTTTTTTGTAAAACTCTGTTACTTGATCCCAATCTTTCCAGCTTGTACTGTCTAAAGGATTACACATACGACACTTTAAATTACACAAGTTATTGAGCTTAATCTCCATTGTAGGAAGTTCAAACGGCATTGTGTAATCGTCGTCTAAAGCGTCTAATGCATCAGGGTATAAGTTGATCCTAGCTTCAGGTATTACTCCTGCTATATGACGCTGTCGTAAGCTCTGTACACCCTGATCTTCAAGATCAAAGCACGGTTTACATACCTCTGGACGCTCGTCATTAAGTACTTGTCTACGTACTTCACGCATAGCATCGCCATTCCAAACTTCTTCTAACGTTTCATTTTGTATATAACCAATCGGCGCACTACGACAGCATACTTTAATGGCTCCGTCTTCTCTAGTAGCCAATCCTGTAAAAGGGTGCATACAGAATGTACAACTCTTAGACATTATCTATTCCCCATTGACGTTCTTTACACCAAAAACATTCTCCACATTCTGGCACATGTTGTCCTGGCGTATATGTAGTATAATCCAAACCTTCAAACTCTCCTTCGCAACTACGAGTAAGATTTAATAAGTCTACGATATCGTTTTCGTAGTACTGCCGTATGATCCAATCCTTTTTAGTATACACGAAAGGATGACAAATGTCAACCCCGTTATGTACAAAATGAGGATCTAGCACACCTTGATTACGTTCTTCCATTTCTCCAGGTATAGATATATCAGGATTCATATTTACACCTGCATAAAGTGCATCTAGTTTATATTTGTTTGCAATAAATTCATTGTGACTTCTAAGTATAATTCTATTGCCAGGTTTCATTTTACCATATTCGTCTTCAATTAGAGTAGTATTAGGTTCTTCCATTTCAGGCGGCACTAAGTTTCTGTGTACATAGAAGTTATTATCAAACCGATATCCAAACCAGTCAATAACTTCATTGGCAATATGTTCTTGCCAAGGTCTTGTCCGCCATAATCGTATTTGATTAGTAAAGTGAATATCTGCTTTAGTATTACTACAAATTAAGTATGCAAGTAATGCACTATCAGCACCGCCACTTATACTAATACCAATACGTTTCCAAGTGGAGTTTAAGTATAATTCCATAATATTATTTACCAGGAAAAACACCCATATAACTCAGAAGCGGTAAATACTTTATGCTTGAGAAAACACCATATAGTACAATATTAAGTAATATTGATATAATTCTTAATAAAGGAAAGCATGATCTTACAGAACCAACGGGTGACTTTTTTTATGATCCTTGGAAATTAAAAGAAGAATTTGTTGGAACTTGTTGGGATAGTGTACTAAAAACTTTGCCTTCTGGAATCGGACAAGCACGAATTATAGTTTTAGAGTCGCCAAGTTGTTATAACAAACACGCAGACATCGATGATAGGTACCATTTAAATTTGTCAGGAGATGAAGCATACTTGATAGATTTACAGTCTCAAGAAATGTTCAAACTTAATACAGACGGTAACTGGTATGAAATGGATGCAGGACGTTTACACACTGCTATAAGCGTAGGTAGCGAATATCGTGTTCAACTTGTAGTTAGAAAACTTTTAAAGCGTAACGCTCTAATTAAACCAGTGGAAGTTACAATAACTAGTAGAGGTCATAACTCTAGATTTAAATTTGATAACGTTCTAAGCCCTTGGTTAAATCGTGCAAACAAAAGAGGCATTATAACTAATTTTGTGCATGATGGTGCAAGCGTATACTTTGACATCGAAGACTCATGCGTTGGAGAGTTAGAAAAAGTTATACCACAGGAATTTACATATGAATATAAATGATTGGAACCCTTATTTAAAATTAGATCCGGACGGATATCCTTGTATGGCTCAGCAAACTTACGAACCATTAGTAAGTCCAGACGGTAAAACGTTTTGTAAAAACTATGCATTTCCAAATGAGTATCAGTATATAGAGGAGAAAGATCGTCCGTTATATACTGATGAAGTTGCAGAATGGTTCTTTTTTAATGAATTAACATATTTAGAATTATTTAAAGACAAACCTTATGCTCCGGAAATACTTGATATTGATTATAAAAATAGAAAAATATTTTTAAAATGGTATGGTAAAAGTTGTAATCAAATAATATATGGTTCAGACATTTGGCCACAAGGTGACTGGCGCCAACAAATTAAAGAGATTATTTTAGATCAATGGGACGAAGGTGTTTATAAGTTAACAATGTATCCGCACTGTCATTATGCTGACAGTCAGGGACAGATGCGAGCTATTGATTGGTATGGATGTGTACCTATTGACAAACCTTACATAGAAGAAAAGTATATGCAAGGTATAATACATGATACAGCACAGTTTAGATTAGAAGAAACAGGTAAAGCTGTAGACAATGTATTAAATTTAGAAACTATGTTCAAACGTAGTTTAGGCACTCATGTACTTTGGGGAAATCAAGACATGAGTTATATATACAAGGAATTATTTAATGTCTGAATATTTTGGAACTACAAATAATATTATAGACTGGGATCCTATTGTAGACATATGTAAAAAGTGTACAACCGGTGATGTTAATACTCCAGTTGGTGTAATTGATAGAAGTGAAGCAGATGCCGAAGGCACATTGTTAGAAAGCTATAGAGGTATTATGAATACCTGGCTTGATGCAGGTTACAAACTAGAAGAAATAAAATGGGTTGACTATTATCCTGGAGAACATTTTGATATAGAAATACAGAATAAGTTTGCTGAAATTGTAAATGCACAACCATTGAGAGTTTTTGTAAGTGATGTTGCTCCAGGAAACAATGTACCTTATCATTGGGACGTTGAAGATAACGAAGAAGAATGGTTAGCACAAGGCGAATTAAAACGTTGGGTATGTTTTATGGACAAACCTCGTTGGGGAAGCGTGTTAATATTAGAGGACGAAGCATTTCATAATGTAGAGCAAGGCAAGATATACGAATGGGATAATTATCGCAGTTATCATGCAGGAACTAGTATGGGTATTCATCACCAGTACCTATTTCATTTTTTAGGAAGGCCAAACAAATGAAAAATTTAGGAGTATGTGATACTATTGATTGGGATAGAGTTATTAAACAGTGTGCAAGTGTTGATCCTCAGTTTGTAGGACCAAGCCACAAACGTGGCGATACTATACCTGGACTAGATCCTATATTAGATATGTGGGAGGAAGCAGGATATAAAACTGTACACGAAGGCGGCACAGCAGGATGGGATATGTTTATTCCAGGCAAGCAGTTTGATGAAAGTGTAGTTGATGCATGGAATGAATTTTATGGATTAGAATGTAATAACATTTGGATCAGTAGAGTATGGCCTGGCCGCTTTGCCCCTATACACTGGGACGTACACGATGACGAAGTTAATTTACCTGACTGTCCAAGGTATCATTGTCATATAGGAAAACCACAGTGGGGACATATTTTTATTGCAGATGAAGAAATATTTTATAACCAGCCACAGGGCACAACTTGGGAATGGACTGATAGAAAGATATGGCATGCAGGAACAAACTGTGGAACACAACCTAAGTATATATGGAATGCGTGGTAATGGAAACAGGAATAGTACAATGGTTCAATGATGCAAAAGGTTTTGGATTTGTAAAAACTGAAAACGGTGACGCAATTATGTGTGAAAAGTATCATGTAAAGACGCTGCCTAAAACTTTAAAAGAAAGACAGCGTATACAGTTTACTAGGGCATTCTGGGAAGGTAGAGAGTTTTGTACTGATATATCAGTAATAGCAGAGTTTGCTGCACCATTACCCGAATATAGTTTAAAGAAAGGTAACATACATTGTGAAACACCGTTAGTTACAGTTTTTCATAATGCTGTATCAGAAGAAGTATGTGATGCAATTATTGCAAAACATATTGCAGACGGAATGAATCCTGATAGTGGTAAGCAAAGCAGACAGGAAAGTTATACACAGGTTACTGAAGATGTAGAACAGCGCGGCATTAGTTTAGGCATGGATCCTAGTCATTACAACACAATTGCAACTGCTATCGTAGATAATTGCGGATTTGGATATTCATTAATCGAAGCAATTGACATATACAACTATGATATAGGCAGATATTTAGATTTACATCACGACTATCCTTATTTTCCAGATAAGATTAATTATTATTCACATGGTGATAATGATAGAGTAGGCACAGGTATATTATACCTTAATGACGATTACGAAGGCGGCACAACTTATTTTCCTAAATTAGGAGTAGATGTAAAGCCTAAGAAAGGTAGCTTGTTATATTTTAAACAGTCATATGACGAAGCTACTAATTGGAGTACAATACACGAAAGTACAAAAATTACTAAAGGTACAAAATGGATTGCAAGTTGTTTCTTTAGTGAAAACGAACGTATAGGATTTACAGATAGGGAGGATTTTATGCCAGAAGAAAACCCAACTTTTGACGAACCATTTTACGTCAAAAAATTTATGGAAATACAACGAGCAAATGTACAATTATATCGCAAACTTAAAACAATAGAAGATAGTGATTGTAGTGATATGATTAAACAAGAATTTAGTGACGACTTTTTTAAGAACATTGATAAATTAGTAAAATGACTTTTTACATAACAGGTAGTACACGAGGGCTTGGAAAATACTTGTGCAAGTATTTTGATTGTACAAGTGTAAATAAACCTATTGACTTAGACGTTGATATTGACAAAGTAGTAGATTTGTTTGAAGAAGGAGATATTGTTATTCTAAATGCACATGCAAGTCAATTAGAATATATAGAACATCTTAAAGATAAATGTAAACTAGTTGTTATGGGTAGTATTGCCGCTGTAAATTTTGATAGAGATATGCCAGAGTATAGTAAACAGAAATGGGAACTTGAAAAGACTGTACAGCAATTAGCACTTCACAGTAAATACCCTATGTTATACTTACAACTAACAAGTAGCAGTTACAAAAATTATAAAATGATTGCAAATAGTATACAATTTTGGTTAGATAATCCAGACACAACATTTATAGGATATAACATTAATGAGTAATAAAATAGTAATTACAGGACACACAAGCGGAATCGGTAAAGCAATCTACGATAAGTTTACAGAAGTTAGCTGTAGAGAAATTGTAGGAATGAGTCGTAGTACTGGATACGATATCGAAAAAGACTTTGATAAAGTTGTAGAAGAAGCTGCAGGAGCAGAAATTTTCATAAACAATGCTTATCGTGATTCACAACAACTAAAACTATTTCATGCATTAAAAGATAAAGTTGATATGATGGTAGTAATGGGTAGTGTTAGTAGACATTATCCTGAGCTTATTCCTACAGATTATGTACATGATAAACAGGCATTAGCTGAAGCATGTCGTTTAGAAAGTATTAATCCTAACGGCATTCCTGTACTACATTTAGATCTAAGTTTTATCGAAAACACAACGATTGATGAAACAGATCCTACAGCATTTACTAGCGACTATAACACACCTTTAGAAGATATTGTAGATACAATTATATTTTGGGCACAAAAGCCTAGCATTAGACAAATAGAGTTTCGTTGGAAATTAACAGAACACGTTAAAAAAGAATTTGAAAGGATTAATTCCGAGTACGATGATTCAAGAATTAGGTTTTAGTCTAAATGCAATAAATTCCCAATCATCTGTTTTTGACGGATTAATTGCTTGATGTAATTCTTTTGCATCAAATAAAAATATATCATTTTTAAACACAGTTGTAGTATTTCCATTAACTGTAATATTGCAACCTTCTGCAGGACATTTTAAATTTATTACAGCGTTGTAATAGTTATCATGACCGTTGCCGTCAGTATGCGGCACCACAAATCCTTGAGGTCCTAAATTAAAATAAACAACTTCAATATGTATATTAGTATCGTTAATATATTTTACTATCTTAGATAAATTTTCTTGTATGTTAGGATGTAGCATCTTTTCTTTTTCAAACTCGCTGTCTAAAAATACTGTACATAAATTATGATCGTTTAATAGTTCGATATTAATACCTGATGATTCTATTTCACTTATACTTCCTTCGTAGTCCGATTGTTCAAACATAGAAGAAGAAAAATTAACAAATTCTTTATCTTTAATTTCGTAGTATATCCATCCTTCTCTGCCTGTTTTAATTTTATTATTGATTAACTCGTTTTTAATATCTGATTCAAAGTTAATATCAAATGGATCAACAAAAAATTTAGATAATACAGAATATGCATTATTAGAAAGTTCTTTGTCAAAACTACTATCGTATTTTAATTTTATGTCCATCTTTCAAATCTTTCTAAATTAGCAAAAAATGCATCAGGATGTATTTCCCACACAGTTTGATCTGTATGTCTGTAATGCACTTCTTTAATTTTACTTACTATGCCTATTTTAGCAAGTGTAGGAAAATATATAGAGTGTACTAGTCTTTGACTTCCTTCTTTACTTTTGTTTGATGTAGCAAATACTCTACCTTTGCCTTTTGTCCACTCTAAACAAACAGGAAGCATAAATTGATCTGTTAAGTTTTGATGTTCAGCACAGAGTCGATTTGCTTTTACTAATCCGTTGTGAGGTCTTGCCTCACCAAATGTACATACTCTTGTAAGTATCCTATATGAGTTAGGACCCATGACATCATCAAACGAGTGTGCTGCTACACTGCCTATTGCTTTATCATCGTTATAAAGTATCCAAGCATTCCATTCACGTTCGTTATGAAAACAATCGATCATTACTTTCTGACTGGCGTTGTTTACGAAACCACGCTTGCCTGCTTCGCTATAAAAATTAGCCAAGTCTAAATCTTTATTCCATTCTACCATTTTATGCATAAATTTCTTTAGCCTTTTCCATTACATCATCTCTAAAGTTTGTTTTAAAACTATCAAATGCTAACAGTTGTATTTTTTGATGTTGGGTTGCTGCATCAACATCAATACCAGCGGCAATCATCTTAGGAAATAAGTCTGCTTGTCTATCTTCGCTAATGTGACTCATTACACTACGTAAACTTATATCAGCATCACTTGAATCGTATGTAAAAAAGTAATTCATACTTTTTAGTTTACCGTCTACAATAAAATAGCTGCTAGGATGCAAACTGTATTTTGTTAATCCCAAGTCTTTGTGTGCTTGTATTATTTCAAGCATCTGTGTATCCCAATCTGGTAAAACTTTCGAATAGTCTGTACCAACACATCCAGCAAGATCCCACATGTCAGGACCGTCTATTTCTAAGTAGACTTTCCTAAACTCGTAATCAATTTCAAATGCTGGTACGTGTTGCGGATACTCCTCACGCATTATTCTAAGATACTTTATTTCACGTTCAAACTTTTCATCCATCAAACTGGGGTCAACTACTTGATTATGTCCTCCGTGATATCCTTCATCGTTATAGTACCATTGACAGAACTGTTGTTTGTCATCACTAATAAGACTAGTGTAAATTAAATTGTTTCTACAAAGTCCTTTGCCTGGTACATTGTTGTAATAGTATTCAAATTCATTGGTCATAATTTATTACCTGATCATTATACGAGAAAACAAAATTACCGTCAGCAAAATTCTGTTCAATAATTAAATCATCTTGTGCATTATAAATTAACGGGTATTGTTTTAAAGGCCCCCAATTTAAACAAACGTCTGTATAAAGTTTATTTGATTTATATAACATGCCTGTTCTTAAGACAACAATGTAGTTTTTTTCTTTTTCTAATTTTACTTCCCATTTTATTTTTGTAGATACCGGCACAGGGTCATTTAAATCAACAGAATAACTTTGTTCAGGAGTTCGATTGTGTATACCAGTTAGGTTTACAAGTCTATGCATATTGTTTATTTGTACACCGTGTAACCCTGCTTCTACTTTATTAGTAGTAATATTCATAATTTTGTTTATTGTATCTGAAAATTTTGGATTTAATTCTATACCAGGATTACAAATATTAGAATCGTTATCAATTAAAGTTTTTGCAAAATTGTCTCCAATTTCTAGTGCATGTGCTTCTAAAAAATAAATGTTAGGAATAATTTTTGGAAGTTTAACATTATGTTGCAATGCATCTAGAAGAGATTCTCCCCATAGTGTTTGATCAATTGTTTCTGTAAATATACAATCAATATTAGTGTGATTTGAAATTTTATTTGATTCAAATCTTTCGCCTATCAGTGTTATTTTGTCTTGTAGGTTTAATTCTTTTATTACTTTAATTCCTAGATCATATGTCTCTAGATCTTCTTCGTATGCTACTATATGTTTAGCACCTGCTTCAATTGCAAGAATAGATAAGATACCAGAACCAAATCCTATTTCTAAGCATACCTTGTCTTTAGTGTCTTGTAAAATTGTTTTATAAAAGCTATTACGGATTAAATCATTAATCATCGGCAATCCGTATTTTAGATGCTTATATTGCATTATCGTTTCCTATTTAACATACATACTTACCTGATAAGTATATGTATGATAAAAGGAATTGGCAGTAAACCGTATATTAATTTAGACCCGTACCTAGACATCGCAGGTTTCAGAGACCTCCACCCTGAAATATGTCGTGGGTTTGCTCTTGCAAGAGAGTATGCAAAAGAAGGTACGTGGATGGCACCAGGCTTTGATTGGAAGGATGCTTCATATATTTTAGATTGGAAACCAATCTATCAAGCATGGAATGAATACCAGGCATTGCCCGACACCGATCCAATAAAAGTTGAGGGTGATAAAATACTACCTAAAGATTTTGGCGATTATAAACAGCGTAATATCTTTACACGTTATCTTAAATCTACATTAGGTGCTAACGATCCTTACATATATTACTTCCTATGGAATGAAGGAGATTGGAATGAGAGAAATGCTGAACGTCAAAAAACTGAAGAAGCGATACACTTTCCAGGTGTCGTTAAGTGGGTTGAAAATTTGCAAAGAGAAGGAATCATCGATCAAATCGGAAGAGTAATATTCTTCCATTGTGATCATAACGGAAAAGCATTTGAACACAGAGATTTAGATGCTAATAACGGAGTACACGATGATAAACAATATAGTCCGCACAATGATGAATTTATACATATACGCTATCGTACAAAGCGTGGCTTTTACATATGGGATCCTGAAAGCGAAAACAAACATTACTTAAACTGTAATGCAGCATTTTGGAATGACCAAGACTGGCATGGCGGAGAATCTAGTAAAGAAGTAGAATACGGGTTACGTATTGACTGCAAATTTACATCAGCGTTTAGAAAAGTTCTCGGCATAAGTCACCTGGAGAATTACTAATGTCGTTTTGTCCACATGCATGGAATTCCCTTAGTGTTATTCCTGGACAGTTTGCTCCGTGTTGTTGGTTTATGTTTCATTGGGATATTCCTGATAATGAAACAGATCTATTAAATTCGTCTCATTTTATCGAACTTCGAAAAAAGATGCTTGCAGGAGAAAAAATTCCGCAGTGTAGACAATGCGATAAAAATGAAGAACTAGGCATTTCGTCTAAACGTCAAGAAGCAATAACGAAATTTGGAAATAGCGTACCTGAAATTAAGTTAAAAGAATTAGATATAGCATTTGATAATATATGCAATTTAAAGTGTAGAGGTTGCACTAGTGGTAATAGTCATCTTTGGAAAAAGGATGAAGAACTAATATATGGAAAGTCTATTGCAAAAACAAAATATATTGAGAATAATTTAACTATTGATGTTACAGATATTGAAAATATAGAAATTACCGGAGGTGAACCTTTATTAAGTCCAAGATTTTATCCGTTCCTTAATAAAATAAAAGATTCTCTTGAAACTAAAAATTTATCTATTGTTACAAACGGAACAATAATGATTGAAGATGATATTATACAAGATTTAAAAAGATGTAAATTTTTTACATTGTCTATTAGTATTGACGGGCTTAAAGACACACACAATTATTTTAGATCAGGCGATGTATATGATACTATAATAAAAAATTTAAATATTTATTATAAAGAATTTAGTCAGTGTAAAAATGTAAAACTTGAAATTATTACAACAGTTAATATCTATAACTTACATGAATTAAATGAAATAAAAAAACAATTTAGCAATTATCCTAATATAATATGGACATGTAAGCCGTTAGAATGGCCCGAAAAATTAAGCATAAAAAATTTACCCAACAAATACAAAGAAAAGGTAGATGTAGATATACCTCATATAAAAGCATTTTTAAATGAAGAACAAACTATTCCTTTTGATGAATTTATTGAATATCATAATAAGTTAGACTCTATTAGAAACGAAACATTACCTAATAGTATATTATCGGAGTATATAAATGATTTGCATAGATAACTGGAAATCTCAAATTGATAATAAATTAAGACAACAAGTAATCGAAACTACAGGACAAGCAAGACCAAGAGACTGGCCACCTGCGTTTGCAGTTGAAAGTGACGAATACAAACGTGCCGAAGAAGCCGGCTATGATTTATCAGCAGTACATTGGTGGGTATATGAAGAAAAAGATTTACAGCCGTTAAGTATTCCGTTGTCAAATAATTACCATTGGTGGATTACTAAATTGTATCCAGGGCAGTTTATGCCTATGCATAGTGATCCCCATACACACGAACAAAAATGTAATCGATATTGGATACCTTTGCAAGATTACGAATCAGGTCATATTTTTATATACAAAGACAACTTAATGACACAATACAATGCATACGATGTTTTTAAATATGATCACGAAAACGACATGCACGGTGCAGCAAATATAGGACATACTCCGAGAGTTGTTTTACAGGTAACAGAATATGTCTAAAACATATTGCCCTTATCCATTTATAGGTGCAAGTTTACAAAGTGATAATCTAGTATTGCCTTGCGGACAATATATGGATGTTGCACAATTTAAAGGTAAATCTATTACCGAAGCACGTAAACAGATGCAGTGTATAAGAACAAAGATGCTTAATGGAGAGCATGATGCAGGATGTCAGTGTCCTGCAGAAGAAGCAGCAGGGTTGTCTAGTATGCGCCAAGGCGCTCTACAACAGTTTGGTGTACAGGCTTTTGGTCCTTTAAAAACTGTAGAAATATTTTTTGATAATGTTTGCAATCTAAAATGCAGAATGTGTTCTAGTACACACAGCCATTTGTGGTATGAAGAAGAAAAAGAATTATACGGTACAACGTATAATAGTACAAAATATACTAAAAGTTCGTTGCCGAATGAAATAAATGTAACACAGTTAGAAGAAATTAAAGTTTATGGTGGAGAACCATTACAGTCTTTAGAAGCAGAAGCATTTTTTAAAAGATTATTAGACGAAGCATCGGTTGAAAATCTAACAATTGAAATGAGTACTAATGCTACTAAAATTCCTATGCCTTATACTCTAGAAGTGTTTAAGCGGTGTAAAAATTTAAAAATAAATTTAAGCATAGATGCATACGGTAAACTTAATGAATTTATTCGCAAAGGGTGTAATTGGAATGAGATAATAACTGTTATGGACTTCTTTCACAAACTATACAATGAAAGAGATAGCAATACTGTAATACAAGTACATAGTGCAGTAGGAGTTTATAATGCTAATATGATAAACGATCTAGAATCATTTGTAAAAGAAAACTATCCTAGATTTAATACAACACAACAAATGATTCAATATCCAGTTTATCTTAATTTACAAAACATGCCTCAAGATTACAAAGAATTAATTGAACCGTATGTTAACGAAGAAACTAAAAAATTTATGCATGGAAATATTTTAAATAATTATTTTGACCACTTTGTAAATTTTCATAATAAATTAAACAATATTAGAAAGGAAAACTTTCTTTATAATCCGTTGTTAGAGGATTATATTAATAAACATAACACAACAATAGATAGCAATGATTTTTTTATAGAACAAATTAAATTTTTAAAAGGAGAAAAAAATGAAATTTAAAGAAAGGTATTTTCACATAGCAGTAATTGCATTTTGCACAAGTTTTTTATCGAGTATTGCATTTGCAGACAGTATTAATTTTTCAGCAAGTCATCAAGAAAATGCAAACAACACAATTAGCGATGCTTTTGCGTTTAAATATATTAAAGATTTAAATCCACGAGCAGACGTTGATGTACTTTATCAAGGAAGTAACAACAGATCTTCAAACGGTGTAGTAGCATTGTACGAAGTAGGTGCTAGGTATAAAGTGCCTATAGCAAAGCGTACTCAATTTTTTGTAAGAGGAATGGCAGGGTCATTACAACCGTCAGGCATTTCTAGCAAAAATTATTTAGGTGCTGAAACAGGTATTATGACTAAAGTTACACCTAAAGTTGGAATACGAGCAGACTATACACGTATGACAGGTATTGGTAAATCTAAGATGGACAATAACTTTTCGAGGATATGGTTATCTTATGATCTAACAAGCACACAGTCTGTTGGAGTTCGTCGAGACTTTATGCGCGGTGACGTTGAGTTTGATGCGTGGATGCTGTTATTTAAACAAAAATTTTAATGTCCTGCATTTGCTTTGAGAGAAAAATTAATTTTAACACGTTTAATTTTTCTCCTAAGAACACTTACTAAATTTTCTTGTGCTAGTAATCTATGTTGTAAAGAATATTTTGCAGCAGTACCTTCATAGCAAAATATATTTGATAGATTAACAAGTGTCTTTAGATTAGGATCAATATAGTCTACAATAGATAATTCTTCTAGTAAGTTAGCGTAGACGAATATATATTCAACACCGTCTTTTGGTGGACAGTTCTCCTGCCAGTAGTCTAATGCACATTGATTGTAGTCATAAAATATTACACGACCCTTGTCAATTAAATCTAAGTATAACGTTCCGCTTGCTGGCAATACTAGTTGTTCGTAGACGTCATTAATACCAGTAGTCCATTCTGTATTGTTAGTATGAACAAACTCTTCTTTGCAGTAATTAAACTTATGTTCTATATAATCAATATTTTTGTAAAAGTCTTGTTCGCTTTCTGGATAGTAATGTTTTTTATTATTTCTAATATCGTCATCAAACACAACAACAGGTAAGTTGTTTTCAAATGCTAGACGTAAAAAATTCCAACCGTGACATCGATTTGAGTATTGTTGTCTATGCAATCCTTTAGATACAAATTTTGGGGTATAATCGTCGTGTATATTGCTTAAACTACGAGTAGGTTCTAGTTGGGTGTGTTGTACGTCTTTTTCAAAAGCGCCTACTGTAGGGCTCTTATATGCATTATAAACCGCCATATTAACCACATAGCACTGATGATGTAATTCGTAATAAGCATCGTGCATAGTGCGATCTAATACATGTCCTGCTATAAAAAAGTCTGTGGTTACAAGATCCTCTAGTGCTTTAAAAAACGCATCACCGTTAATATACTCTGTTCCTGGGCTCATTACAACAGCATAATCGGCATCAACATTACGTAGAAGTTTGTCTACCTCTTTTCCTTTAATAACTTTATAGCCTTTAGTATGTATGTTTGATATTGTAAAGTCACTGATGTTTCTAATAGTAGTTTGTATTTCACTATTAGCATAAGTGTCTATATCGTCTACAATACAAAATGTTATTTTATCTTTCATGTTTATATAAAGGCAAGACTTGTATTTCGTCTTTTACTATTTCCTGTTTATTTTTAGGACACATGCTACATGCACTTACGCCGCAGTAGTGTGTATCTGAAAAATATTTAACTTCTAAATCAGTACAAGTGTCTAAGTCAACCGGCTTGTACATTAAATATTTTTGCCAGTCGTCGTCTTCTAATAGATTGTGTTTGTCTAAAAAGTTTTGTAAGGTTCCTAGTGCAGCACATTTATAAATTTTATTTTCATATAAGAACGCACAAAATTGACTTGGGCAACTATTATTATAAGATGCTTGCGGATCGTCTGAATTAAATGGCTTAGGTACACCATTAACAGTTTGGTATATAGAATGAAACCAGTCAGACTCCATATAATGTATACCGTAGTTATTTTCCATATACGTTACTTCGTTAAGATCTCTTTGTGTAATATCCCATCCCTTGCGGTCAACGTACTCTTTCCAGTTATCTGTGCCAGTATCGTATTTCATAATGTTATACCACCATAGATATCCCGGCTCTATTTTATTAATGTTTAATTGTGCTGCTACGTCTGCAACACTAGAAACAATTTTATCCTTACTGCCAAACTTTGCAGTATGATTACATACTTGTACCCAAACACGGTATTCTTTGATTAAATTTGCAATCCAGTCTATATTTTTGTTTAGTAGCATACCATTAGTAGACATAAAGATAGTTTTATTTGGCTCTATGCTTCTAATGTATTTGATAATTTCTAATACTTTGTCTTTGTAAAGCAACGGCTCTCCGCCTAGCACACTCCAGTTTTCAACATCAAACTTTTCATTTGCTAAACGAATGCTTTCTTTAATTGTGTCTAATTCTGGATCGTAGCCTCTTAATGTATCGCTACGTGTATCACAATTTGAACACGCAAGATTACATTTGTTTCCATAAAACACATCTAGTATTTTAATGTGATTCATTTTGTTTCCTGTAACTTCTTGCAATTAGTTCTACAAATTCGTCTTTCCTTTTACCTGGTATACCATGTGCTATTAAATGTACTCTAGGTGTGTTAGAATTGTTAACAAAACTATGTACGTTTCTTATATTAATTATAAAAGCCTTTCCTTCTTTGAAAGGAACAGTACCGTGTCCTTCAAGAGTCATATGACAGTCGTCTGGGTGAATAATTGCTACGTTAATAGGTACCCCAAACTCAAGCATGTCTAAATTTTCTTCACCTGGTAACTTTCCAGGAGCATCGCTGTGCGGATTTATTTTACCGCCAGGTTCGAGTTGCATAAAACGTATTCTTCTATAGCGTTCATATGGAAACAATTCCCAAAAGCCTTTAATGTTAGGTGTATGCTTGCTTATGTTTGTCCATTGGTAAGGAACATCTTCCTCTCTTTCATAGCCGTAGTTTGTCCACGCACCAGTTTTATCCACATCAATACCATGTATGCAACTACTGTTCCATCCAGGATGTTCTCCGCCTCTATGATCTACAAATTTTGCAGCACTAGTTTCACGCTTCCATGCTTCGATGTCAAACTCGATGTCTAATTCGAGCCATCCAAAGTCTGATTTATTTAACAACCAATCTGCAATTTCGTAATCGTTCATATTAATACTTATAGAATAGAACCTTAGATAAGTATTAATATGAACACATTAAGACGCCCCGATGTATTACCAAATGAATGTTATGTTGACTTACAAAAGATGGATAAGTTAACTGAGTTAATTCACGAACTAATAGAAAAAATTGATGTAAAGCCATTTGGCGTTGACGTAGGTAAAGCTAATAATGAACCTTTATTAAAAGGATGGTTCTCTGTTATAGTAATACCGTTTGAGTACGAAGACACTCATTATGTTTTATATCCTGAACTACACGAAGCAGCTCAGGATATGATCAACTACGCAAAAACTATGACGGGCTTAGAGAGAATAGCAATTAATATATTAGAGCCAGGTTGTTTGTTACCATTACATTACGATAACTGGACAAATGCTGATGATATAGGTGATCCGCCCCATTACAATATATTGGTTCCTTTAAACGGAAAAGGTCATTCTGTAGTCAATGACAAACTATATGTTAATGAACAAGATGTTCCGATAATATTTGATCCGCAGTCTTATCATGGCGGATTTAATAGCACATATGAAGATCGTTATAATTACTTTGTTAAAGTAAAGAACGAAGCATTCGGATACTAGTGTAATCATTAACTACGTATATAAATAACAATATGAATACCTGGAGAATAGTATGAGTACAATTACTAGGCACTTTATTAGTGACAATTTTCGTGCGACCAACTTAGTAGAGAGATATAATTTTACTAGAAGTGAATACGGAAAAACAGAGCTTGTTGATAAAATCAATCTTTGGAAATACGCACTAACTTATAAATGTAATGCTAAATCTCAAGAAACAATTTTAATTGGAAGTCACACCCTTGATATTAACTATCTAGCTTGTATCTATGCATCAGCAGAACTTGGATTAAAAATTGCAGTAGTTGATTATATACGTGCAGACGATTTTAAAGATTCGGGATACAATGATCCAAAAACAGAAGCACTACTTCCAATAGATATATTTTTGCATGACTTTACTCGAAAGTATGCAGAAACAGAACCAGAAGCATTTGCAAAGTATGCATATTTTGAAAACATATCTAATAGAACATATAGTTTAGCAGACAATGATATTGATTTTACAGTTACAAGTAAAGAAGACTTTAATAGGGCAGCAGGAATTTTTCCTAAACCTGATGACATTTTAGTTAAAGCAACTACTAGCGGCACAACTAGCAAACCTAAAGTTATTGAGCATACACACGAATTTATACGAGGTGTAGCTGAACGTAACATGTGGATGTTTGAAGATGTAGCATTACATGTTAAGAATCTTAATCATGGTGCTAGTGCAGCAGTAACACTATTTCCAGTATTAGCAAATGATAATGTTACTGAGCATGTAATTTATGCAATTAATGAAGATTATCCGATGGACGATTTAGTACAACAACTAGAACCATACAGAGACAAGTTATCTACAGTTTCTTTTCCATATCCGTTCTTAATAGAAAAATTTATAGCAGCTAGTAAAGAAAATAAGTTAACATGGCCAAAGTTGCGTATCTTAGTGTTAACATATACACTAGACAGTATAAAACTTGCAGCTCGTGACGGCATTATTAAAAATGTAACTAGCTTGTTTGGTTCTAATGAAACACTAGGACCATTGTTTATAAATGTCTTTGATAAAGAACATTGGGATAAAGATTCAAAATTATACACTATATTTGATGACTGGTATAACTTAGAATTAGCAGAAGATGGAAAACTAATAGTTGATTTGCCAGTGTACAATAGAAAAGAAACTATGAGTGATGTATTTAAAATGGAAAATGGATTTTGGGCGCATCAAGGTAGAGATGATTTATTGCGCATTAATGGCGAAGATATAAAAATGTCAATTATAGACGAATTAAATAAATCTCATGAAGACTATCATATAGTAGCTGATAGTATTAACCATTGCTTATACATAGCACATTGGGATAGTAAAACAGCAGAAGAAATTGAAAACTATGTTAATTTAGTTGAATCTAATTTTAAACAAGTAAAAGTAAAAACTTCAATGCAGTTAGCAAAGCAAAATTTTTATTATGGATTTAAAATAGATAACGAATTAATTAGAGAATATTTTAGACATCATATTTATTAGGAGAAAAAATAATGATTAAAGAAACACATGCAAGAACAATAGCTAAAGCTGTAATTTATAGAGCCTTAGCTGTATTAGCAATTATGTTAATATCAGTTTACGTTATGGGAGCTACTTGGGTAGAAGCAAGTCAAGTTGGCGCTATAGTTATTGTTCTCGGAACAACAATTTATTACATTCATGAAAGAGCTTGGTTGTTTACTACTTGGCTTCGATTTGAAGATGGTAAAGATAACCATTGGCGTAGCTTAATTAAAACTGTTATCTATAGAAGTCTTACAATGATAGCAGCATTTATCGTTGCTACTTTTGTCCTTAAAGCAACAACTAGCGGAGCAACTAGTTTTGCGTTAATGCAAGCAGCATCTAACATGACATTGTTTTATATTGTTGAAAGAATATTTAACATGTTTAGCTGGGGTGTTGTAATTGAGGACAAACAGTAAAATAATAAACTTTGAAGTATTTTCAAAAGAAAATGATTCGTTAGAAAATACAACAAAGAAAAAACTAAAAAATAGTATACTCGAAGCATCTAAGCAAGGGTATACTAGTGTTTTAGGGTTAATGCTTGTTGACGGGTTTCTTTATAAAAATAATAATACTTGGAATCAACTATATAACGATATTTTAGATTATGCTAATTCTTTACAAATAGAAGTTAAAATTGTAACTGGACAGAGTTATAATAACAAGGTTAAATGTACCAAAATACCATTTAACTTTAATCTACATACTGTATATAATAGTTATAAAGATACAACTGTATGCAACTATAGTAATACTAATAAATTTTTATTTCTTGGAGGAGTTCCTGACAGACCTAATCGTATAGGATTGTTATATGAATTGTACAAAAGAAACTTATTACAATATGCAGAGTGGAGTTTTTTTACTCCCTGGACACTAGAACAAAAGACTAACTCTTTACAATATTTCTCTTCAACAAAAGATTATTATGATTTTATAAAATTTGCAGAGCGTAAGATTGATAATGTATATGAAGAATCTAAAACATACGGAACTGAAAAAAATCCTGTAGCAACTGAATGGACAAACAATTCATCTTGGATTGATCCTGCTGTTTATGCTAATACTGGTCTAAGCATTATATCTGAAGGACATCCAGGGGACAACAATAACAACAGCAAATTTCTTACTGAAAAAACATACCGCGTGTTTGTACAAGGTCATCCGTTCTTGTTTGCTGGCAATGTACAAATGTTTGAATATATTAAAGATCTAGGATTTAAAACATTTGAAAATTACTTGCCTTATCCAGAGTATGCTACAGTAAAGGACGAGTCTAAAAGACTTAAATTATTAGTTGACAATTTAGAATATATCTTGCATAATAGAGTTAACTTTTCTAAAGATGTAGAATATAACAAAATTCATTTTTTCAATTTAGCAAAAGAAAATGCTGGAATTTTAAAAACGTTAAATGCTAGTAGTGCAGAACTTAATCACTACTTTAATAAAACAGGATTTGGACATTTACTATAAAGGATAATATGAATGTTACAGTATTACACTACTATTGATAATTTTTGGAAAGACGAATTGTCTACCCATAACTACACAAGGAATGTAGTTTGGGACGCTAAAAATTTCAATCACTTAGACAAAGATTACTACAATAGCGGGTATCTATTACAAAGTTTTAATGAAGAATTGTCCTGTGCAGAGCAATTTAAAGGCGTCTTAGACGCTCATACAGCGTCTGTAAGCTGGACTTGTATAATGCCTAATGTAATACTTCCAACACACAAAGACACGTTTTATACGCTTAGGCAAGAGCATAATATAGAAATAGAACGGTGTTTTAGATATCTTATATTTTTAGAAGATGCTACATTTGGTCATTATGTAGGCTTTGAAAATAGAAACATCACCAACTTTAAGGCAGGTGATGTTTGGAAGTTTGATTCTAAAGAATTGCACTATGCTTCAAATGCAAGCAACATGCCTTTTCATACGTGTCAAGTAAGTACGTTTAATTAGTGTAGGTCTGTCCAAGCAGTGCCGTTGTAAACCTGTGCTTTGTTTGTAGCAGTTAAGTAAATCATCATGCCTGCTGCAGGAGTAGCAATAGCAGCATCTCTTGCTGTAGTATCTGCAAAACTATATAATTTAGCTGGACCGTAGAAGTTAGCACCTTGACTGCTAGTAAGTTCTAGTGCAGGTGTCAATGCATTGCCTGCGGCTGCGTTTTGTGTTGCTATCCAAAAGCCAGCTTTAACATTACCTGCTACAGGAGTATCGTTTACTTCAACTTTAAAAGCTGCTGCTGGTGTTGCCGTTCCTGCCGAATCACCGCCGATAAACAACATTGTTCCGATTTCATCACCTACTTGTAAGCCTGCTGGAGATCCTTCTGTTCCTCTAAATCTAGCTAGTTGCATTCCTAAACCATCAACAGTGTCTGAATGCCCTAACGCTGAAAATTGTGCTCCGTCGGCATATGTGTCAGTTGTAGTAATTAACACACCTGCTGGTAGATTTGCATCATCTCTTCCACTAAGATTTATAGTTGCAGAGTTTACTTGTTTTGAAGTTGTAGTTGAGTTATTAACATTGCCAAGTACAGTACTAGTTGAATCGTCGATAATAACACTTGAATCGCCGCCAAATACACTACCTTTGATACTACCAAAAACATCACCTATATGATATCCTGTAGTATCGCCATTCAAGTTACCAAAGAATCCGTTTTGTGCTCTAACCTCACGTCCTTTGATATTAGCTACAGGTGTAACACCGTCTTGACCAATAGCAACACCGTCCATTGTACCGCCGTCAATATTAGCAGTTGTAATGTTCATGCCGCCTGTGAATGTTGATAAACCAGGGCTTAGTATGTTACCTTCAACTTCCCCTGTAAATTTCTTTTGATTTGCATCTACAACAACAGTACTATCGTCGGCATATAAGTTACCAGTTAAGTTACCTACAATAGATGCCGCTTGTATTGTATCATTTGATGCATTGTATAGTACACTACTACCAACAGTGGTAATATTGTTTGTAACAGTTAATGATTCAGTAGTAAGTTCGCCGCTAATTACAGCACCTTCTGCCCACAAGTTATTCCATCTGCGGTTGTTAGTGCCTAAATTAAACTGTCCGTCTAATGCTGGTTTTAAGTTAGAGTTAATTACACCGCTAACATTAATAACATCACTGTCATCATCGCCTAACCCGATATTTCCAGTAGCATTAATAGTACCGTCAATATTGATATTACCTACACCTGTAATATTATTACTGTTAAGATCTAGGTTGCCGCCTAGTTGCGGGTTAGTATCTCCTACAACAGATGTAAATGCATCTGCTTCTGTTGGACCAACAAGTACGCCCCCTAGTGTAGCACCATCGCCTACATATATTTTTTTGGTATCAGTTGCGTATATAAGTTCACCCTGTAGTGGGGTAACAAGCTGTCTTTCTGCATCTGAGCCACGTCTTAGTCGTAACGCCATTTATCTATACTCCTGGAATAACATTTATTAATTGTATTTATCCAATAGCAAAGATTACTTTCTTTTCTTTAGAAACAATTTAGTGCGATTGGTAATGTCTTGTTTTAATCGCTGTGTATCAAGTCTAAAGTCAATGTTTGTAATAACCTCTTCGTATTGATTAAATAAGTCTTCTAAGGTATCCTCTAATGATTCTGGACTACCGTTTTGTTTAAGTTTTCGAGTCTTATCAATATCAATGTCCCAAATTTTTCCGTCTACAAAAAATACTCGAATCGAATCTAAGTATTCTAATGGTACTACTTGTACATCTAGATCTTCAAATACTTCGGGCCAATGACTTATAACATCGGGTGGAAGAGAGGCGTCCTTTTTGTTAGGCACTCTCTTCAGTCACTTTTTTGGCTTGCTTTTTCTTAGTAGGAACTAACTCTTCTGCTTGTTCTCTAAGTACTTTTGCTTCTTTAAATAAAGCATCTGCCTGTGACCTATATTGTGCTGCTAATTGATCGTCTGATAATACATCTGGTTGTGATGTATTTGTATAAGCTTCTGACGGATTAGCTACTGTTTCTGCTACCGGTGTTGTTTTACCGTCTTTGCCTTTTAATGCTAAGTCTGCAACAGTAACGCCTTTTTGATCAGCAATAATTTTGTTTAGTTCTGATAAAAGAATAGTTGTAGTTCCATCAGGTACCATTTCAATTTCTTTAGTTGGCATCTTCATCATTTTGCCAGTTGTATGAAATCCTGCTAACATATTTCTACCATCAGGTAATTGTGCTCTAGCCATTGCTTCGCCAAACTCATATGCTTCTTGTCCAGCACTGCCTTCTACAGCAGTCATAAGTGCATCATGTTCTTCTGCCATTAGACTTTCTGTTTGTACGATAATACAATTGTCTGGTTCACCTGGAACGACCCTGTATGCTACGATTACTTTTCTTTGATTGCGGGCTAATCGCCCAACGTGTTTAATAGCTCTTGCCATAATTTATGCTCCTTGTTCAGTTTCTGCAGCCTGTTGTGCCGCTTGAATTTCAGCTAAAAATGCTTCTAGTTTTGCGTAAGTTTGTCCTACGGTAACCATTTCATTTGGTTTAAATGTACCACGCTGACTAGCAACATCAATAATTTGCTTCAATGCTGCTAAATCATTAACTGTTAGTTCTGCACCAGTAGCCTGCTCGTTTTCCGGTGTTGCTGCGGGTGCTTCAGGTGCTTTTGTTTCTTCGCTCATCTTAGTCTCCTATAATTAATTAAATGCGCTGTTAATATATTTAAGTATATTTTAAATATGGACACGCCAAAGTGAAATAAGAACATTCCTTGGCATCTTCAAATCCTATTCGAATACATTGCTTTACAGTATTGTCTACTGTACTTAGTACCTTTGTTATGTAGAATCTTCCTTTTAGATTAAGTTCAATCCACTTAGCTACAGAGTCTTCAATGTTATACATTACTGGCATAGTAATAGATTCAAAGTGTTCGACTGGAAAGTCAACTCTTCGAATATCAAAGAAGTTTAGTGCATTAGGTGTTTTATTTTTTATCATGCCGCCTGTTCATCATAGTGTGCAGTAATACCAAATGGTGCCTGCAACCCTTTATCATAATGGCTATGGATAATAAACACTGTTTCGCAGTAGTCTGGGTCACCCCAACTATCCCAAGGCATACCATCTGTAAACATGATGAATTTCTTAGGCTGTATATTATGTTCTTTCATGTAAGTCCAGTTGACATCAAAGTCAGTACCACCGCCACCCATAATTTCGTAGTCTAATAAGTCATCTGCGCCATCGCCATTAAACTCTTGTTCGTTGTAAACTTTAGTATCAAAACACCATAACGTAATTTTGTAGTCTTGATATTCGTCCATTATACCTTTTACTTCACTTAAGAAGTCTGTAGCCTGTACATTGCCAATCGATCCACTCATATCTAAACAAATACACAAGTCAATTGTATCTTGAAAGTTCATACCTGGAAGTATTGCACCGCTCATTTGTCCTTTACGGTTTGGACGCATAAATGTATAATCACTTTTAATAGTAGACTGTATTTGCTGTCGAAGTATTTCTCGCCAGTTCATCTTAGGTTCTGTAAGCTCAGATATCATACGTGCAACTTCTGCTGGAGTATTGCCAGCACCTGCACTTTGTGCAGCGTTTATCATTGCTTCTTTTACTTCGTCTTTAATCTTTTTAATTTCGTCTTTAGAATATTTAGGTTTACTCTTAGAAACGTTATGTCCGTTACTGTCTTTGTCTTCTCCACCGTCTGAATCACCTTCGCCATCTCCATCCATGTCAAGGTGTTCATCTAGCATTTCGCCAAGTTGTTCTAAGAACTCTTCACCGTTCTTTTTAGCTTCGTCAAACAACTCGTCATATATTTCTTCTGAAGTATGTTTTTCATATTTGAAATCTTGATAACAGTCAACAATCTTAGGCTTAGTACCAATATTATCACGTACTAGTGTATTGTTTACCTTATAGTCAGCAGCAATGTTATACAACATAGGATTACGACTACCTCTACGACCTAAGTGATCAAATACACAATGTAAGATTTCGTGTGCAATAACAAACTCAATTTCTTTATTGTCCATTGCATTAAAGAATTGCGTGTTATAATAAAGGTTACGACCGTCTACAGCGGCAGTACCTAACCATTCATCTGCGGCTAAGATGCGTAAACGTGTTGCCATGTTACCAAAGAAAGGATGGCGTAGTAGTAAACCTACACGAGCAACTACAATACGATCGTATACTTCTACACGCATTTCTTCTAGTTGTTCTGGAGTAATGTTTGGATCAGGTTGCCAGTTTTTTAGTTTACTTGCAGTCTTTTCTGTAGACATTTGCATTGCTACATACTGTGGTAAAAAATCTAACATATTGCGCCTCTCATTGTTCTAACTTATACATATATTATAGCATCTATATGGTATTTGTCAACCGAAAATAAGGGCGAGCCCAAAAGAACCCGCCCTTAATAGTATTAAGACTGTTGTGCAGCCTTAATATATTTTCCAAATCGATCATGGAATTCATCAAAACATTCAACCTCATCTGGGTCAATTGGAAGTTGATATTGTGCAAGGGCTAGTTTGATACCCATAACTACCATTTCTGTTTCAAAGTTATCCATTGCAAAGCGTAAGAAATTGTTAACTTTATCGTCAAACTTTTTATCATTCTTGTCGCTTGCTTCTTTTAGTTCATAGCAAAGAGATACGGTCAAGGAATACATAGCACTGACTTCTTTGGTCTTCATCTCCTTAACTTTTCCTAATAAGATATCACTTGGATTTGGCATTGAACTTGCAACTTTACGGTGTGCCATAAATTTAACAGCAAGTCCTTCTCCTACTGCACCAGCAATTAAATCTGTTGTGGTGCCTTCGTCTAAATCATCTTCAAGCAATTCACTTACAAACGACCAAGTACGTGGTGTTGCAAATGAACGTGATGATGATCTAGGGTCGAAATCATATAAATCATGTTTTGCAAAGGTTAAGTAACCTACAACATCATTATGTTGTTTATTTTCTACTGACCAGCTAAACCAATCGTCAAAGTCTACACGTAATTCTAAGTGGATAAAGCGATTAGCTAACGGAGCAGGCATACGATACGTAACACCTTTGTCTGCGTCACGGTTGCCAGCTGCAACAATTACAACATTGTCTGGTAGTGTATATTGTCCTACCTTACGGTTAAGAATAAGCTGATATGCTGCCGCTTGTACACTAGGTGCCGCAGAGTTCATTTCGTCTAAGAACAGTACGATAGTATCATACTTTGATGCCATTACTGCGTCTGGCAATTCTGCAGGTGCACCCCACACCATCTTATTAATATTAGTATCAAAATATGGAATACCTTTAATGTCTGTAGGTTCCCAAAGTGATAGTCGAATATCAATTAAGAGTGAGTTACCTAGGTCATTTGTAACTTGACCTACAATATCGGATTTACCAATACCTGGAGGACCCCATAAAAAGATAGGACGCTTCTTTTTAAGAGCATGTTTAATACTTGATTTTGCCTGGTTTGGGCTAACGGTGCGTGTTACGTCTGACATAGTGTATTCCCTCTTTATGTGTTATCAGTGCTAATTTCTAACTTATATATACAGTATACACTAATTACAGCAAATGTCAACCTTTTTCTGATCTTTTCATTGCTTTTGTTAGTCCGTACTTACGCACATCGCCGCTAAAAAGAGTTAGTTCGACTGCTTTCTTTTGATCTGTTACAATGATTCCTTTATTAGTTATAAAGTACGGACAACTAATAAACTGATCTAAAAATATAATAACTTGTGTAGTAAGTGGCATGTCTGATGGGAAAGGGATGTCGTACGTTTCAATACCTATATTCATAAGTATTTCGTATCCAGCCTCAGTAAGCCTTAGTCCGCCAGTACTTTTATTCCTTGTGTTCCTCCACCAAAGAGGCATGTACTGTTTAACTGTTGCAGTATCAGTACTTTTTTGAAGTTGTTTTAGAAAGACTTTAGTGTATGTTTCTTTCCAGTTCATTCTTCTACAACTACGTCACCTGTAGTCATTCGCATAACACAAAACTCGTCTGAATGGAACATATCGTTTAGTTTTTTAGCTAAGTTGTGGGCATGTCCTGGATTTGAAAAACTTGTTTTCTTATATTTAGGTCCAGGATAATTAGTTAATACATTTGAACTTTTTAAGTTAAACGGTTCGTCCTTATAGAATACAGCCCAGATAGCTTCTGCTTTTAGCACCTGTTCGCTCTTGTAAGTTTTCTTATCTATATTCTCAAGAAGAACTGTTGGTTTGGGTCTACTCATATGCGTATCCTTTAATATTATATACGCATATATTTATCTCTTTTAAGTTATCTGCGTAGTTTATTTAGGCGCCGCAATCGTAACTTAATAGAAAGTATCCAAAAGTATCTAACAATGTTGCAAATAGGAAACACTAAAGGAATACTGTAACAACGATTTCCTCTAACTATTAGACAACTAGTAATTAAAGATTTACCAATTCGAGTGAACCCAATAATTGACAATTACTTCCAATTGCCTTCCGTACTTCCAAATTGTACAACTACCTTATCATCATCGCCTGATGCTTTTTTAATTAGTAATTCTTCTAAGTCACCATTTAATCGAGCTAAAACTTCACCGAGAGTAAACGCTAGTCTTTTAGCAGACTGTGTGTCTAACTTTACTTCTCTAGCATTACTAGCATCTGCAGACTTTACAGATGAAATAAATTGTTGTATTGGAAGTGTGTTTATTGGATCAGTCATTAAGTAACTCCGGAATAAATTTGTGTGCAATTAGTTTATGTGAATCAACGCTGTAATGTTCTTCATCGACTTGTGTTTTAGTAATATCAATACCTTGATGTTCGTTAATCCAGTTTTCTGCAGATTGTGAAAATACTTTTGTATTGCTAAGATTGCTGTAAGTATTAAAGTTTTTAGGCCAATCAACCTTATCATTTATGCGCCATACATATACAGGTATACCCTTTTCTTTGCATAATAGGTCAATTAAACAAAGATCTTTACAGTATGTTTCATGTGTTAGATGTGTAGTTACATCAGTATGAAATTTCATATGCATGTAACTATCATCATATCCTGGCCAACGTAAACCTCCGTCTAACAACGGAATACCCTGAGTGTATGGTCTTACACTTGATGTTTTTATTTTTTCACTCCATTCTCCGTAAGTATATTCAACAGAGTTGTAATCGTCGTATAAAATGTAATCATCAGTTTTTTCATATTCTCTTGTAAAATGTCCAACTTCTAACTCAGGATAGTCTACCATTTTATTAGTAGCCATTAACCATCTATCCCAGTACGTAGACTGTATTACTACTTTAGAGATATTGCTGTGTATATCTAACATATGCTTTATCCACCGAGGATATTTACTATTAGGCGCACCGCCTTGTGCATATACATAACATTGTTCGTCAGCCAACTCTTGTGCATATATTTTTGCATAGTTATTATCATTCCACATATGGTCCTGTTTAAGAAGATTATTCCTCCAGTAACCTTGAGAATGACTACAACCTACGAAAAGTATATTACCTTGCATTAACAATACTCAATGCTTGTCGCATCTCAATGTCAGTTTTAAACGGACCTTGAGTTATGTATCGTTCAACTGTTATCATTTTTGGGCAAAAACTTTTAACCCAACCTTTATCAAATTTAATAATAAAGTAACCTGCACAATATAGACTCTTTGACTTTTGACTTTTAGTAAACAGCGGTAATTTGTTCTTTACGTCAAATATAGGATTATATGGAGTACAACTAGTAGCATAACCGTGTACTATGTTTTCTGCTTTATCCTCAATAGTTTTTGAGTCAGTCCATGATATTTCTGTATTTAAAGAACTTTTTAGTTGTTTAATATTACTAAAAAATCTAGTTCCATCTTGGTTAGTGAGCATATATTGCTTTTCGTCGTTGACTGATAGTGTGCCTAATCTTTCACCTTTGGATTCAACAATCCAAAATTTATTCTTTAAAATTTCTTTAGCTTCTACGCTCATTTAATGTACCTCGCTTGTAGGGGTTCTGCAAAGGTTGCTGCCTGATCTGCAATACGTTGCATATCCCACTTAGCACAAAACTTCATAAGTCTCATACCAACTTGCGATACTTCTTTAGGCTTTGCATTCTCTGCAATAGTATTATTAATTATCTCTCTAATGTCTGCAGGTTGTGCAGTCAAATCACATAGTACAACATTGCGATTGTAGTCATCTAGTACACGATGTTCTACACCTTCATGATCAGTCCAACGCTGTAGCATCATGTTATTCCAGTTGTAACCTTTAGTGTCTTTGTCAGCATATGCTTCAATAAGACCTACTTTGTTCTTAGTGCCTTTCTTACGTACACCAGGGTAAGCACTAAACACGTTGTCACTTGTGTCGCCACGCATACACTTCTCAAACAACATAAAGTCGGGTAGCGGTGCAGGCTTGTCCTCTTTAGTTTTCTTGTCAATTACACGATCACCTTTCTTATCAAAGTAACCTTCGTGTGTAATTGTAACATCTTGTATGCCGTTATACTGTTTACAGTTAGGTGCAATAAGTTGTGCAAAGTCACCGTCAGTACTAATAATAACA